ATGGGATATTATCTCAATATGGTGGGTAATGAAATGTTTCTGGATACAGCTCAAATTCGTGCTTCTGTTTTATCTCATGCCAAAGCAATTAATTATATTCCAGGAAGTAAACAAGGTGCCCTGTCGAAAGTAAATATTACGGTCACACCAACAATCACAGAAGATACAGAGGCATCATCATTAACTCTAGAAAAATATACAAGACTTTTAGGATACGATAAAGACGGCGTAAATTATCCATTCGTTACAATATATTCAAATACTGCAACAAAACAGGCGGGGTCTTTTCAATTCTCAAACGTATACATTAAACAAGGCGAAGTTGTCACACTACAATATCTAGCAGATTCAACAAACGATAAGAGAAGATACGAAATACCTTCAGCAAACGTAGATACTACATCGATATCAGTTCGAGTTCAAGAATCAAACTCAAATACAGACACAAAACTATACTCACTAGCAAGCGATATTACGACACTTACACAGAATTCAAAAGTATATTTCATAGAAGAAAATGAAAATCTAAACTATACACTATACTTTGGTGATGATGTTATCGGTAAAAGACCAAAAGATGGTAACATCATCATCTGTACTTATTTGGATAATGTCGGTTCTCAATCAAACAATATCACCGGATTCACATTCACAGACTATATCGGTGGTAAGTATAGAAATAATGTCAGAACAACATCCACAGTATCATCATATGGTGGTGTTGATAAAGAAACAATCGAAGAAGTAAGATATCGTGCTCCTTATTTCTATTCTACACAAAATCGTGCTGTGACTGTAAACGACTATGAAACTTTAATTCTCAAAGATTATCCAATTATTGAGTCTGTTTCCGTTTGGGGCGGACAAGACAATGATCCAGTTATATATGGTAAAGTGTTTCTATCATTGAAAACAAAAAGTAATTATTATTTAACAAATTTTGAAAAAGAAAATATTAAACAAAGTTTAATTGAAACCAGAAATATTCTTACTGTAACTCCAGAAATTGTAGATCCGGATTACGTTTATTTACAAGTCAAAGGTACAGTCAAGTATGATTCACAATTAACATCATTAACAGCCAATGAAATTCTAGCATATGCTAAAGCTGCAATATTCGATTATTCAGATATGGAACTGAATAAATTTGGTTCTATATTCAGAAAAAGCAAACTACAAAATTACATTGAAAATTCTGAACAATCGATAACAGCTAGCGATATTGATGTTTTTGTTCAAAAAAGAATGTTAGTAGATACAAATAGGAAGAGAAATTATACAGTGGCATTTAACATGCCATTAAAACAAGTTTCTCACAAAGACAAGCTTGTGACCTATCCAAGAATTGAAGTATACGATTCCGCTAATATTAGCAGAAATGTATATTTTGAAGAAGTTCCTGAAGCTTTATCTGGTATCAGTAGTATCACTATCACTAATTCGGGCATAAACTATAGTTCTGCACCAACAGTGACAATAACAGGTGATGGTTATGGTGCTACGGCAAAAGCAACTGTGGCTGGTGGTAGAGTGACAGATATAGAAATAACAAATTCAGGCACAGACTATTCATATGCAATAGTTTCGTTGGATGGTGGTGATGGTTATGGTGCCATAGCAATTCCGGTATTAGATTCTGATGTAGGATATCTGAGATCATATTATTATAAATCTACAGGTGAAAAAGTTGTTGTCAATTCAAATGCAGGTTCTATTAACTATTTGACTGGTCAAATAATATTAAATTCTCTTAGAGCTTACAGTGTTGAAGAAAACGCATTCTATGATCAAGATTATTTGACATTCAATATTATGGCAGAGAATGATATTATCGAACCACTAAGAAACCGTATCCTTACTATAGATCAAGAAGATCCAAAGAGTATTCAAATTAACGTAGTATCTGAATAATGACAATTTCAAACAATAGAATTAGCAATCTTATCAATTCTCAAGTACCGTTTTTTGTAAGAAACGATCATCAGAATTTCGTAACATTTCTTGAGAAATACTACGAATATCTTGAGCAAAATGATAAAGTTGTCAATAAAATAAAAAATTCTCAAACATTTAGAGACGTTGATTTAACAGAAACTCAGTTTGCCGAAAAACTTTATGATACTTTCATGAAGTATATTCCTAAAAATGTGACTGTTGATAAAAATCTGTTAATCAAACATATCAAAGATTTCTATCGTGCAAAAGGAACTGAAAAAGCAACAAGATTTCTTATGCGTATTCTTCATAATGAAGAAATCAGTTTTTATTATCCTAAAGCTGATATTCTTCGTGTTTCTGATGGTAAATGGTTCATACAAAAATCATTGAGAATACGAGATACCATATTAAATAATGTCTCTGCGACTTCAACAGCGGACTTAGAAAAATATGTTGGTAATTTAATTACTGGTGCATCATCCAATGCAACTGCGATTGTCGAAAGAACTGATAGATATTATGAAAAGGGTGTAGTAATTGACGAATTATTTCTCACAAACATAAATGGAGCTTTTCAAAGTGGAGAAGCAATATCTGCTATAGTAAATTCGACCGAATCGATACAGTATATAACATCAAACATTTATTCAGGTATTGTCAGTTCTATCACACTAAGAAATGGTGGTTCTGGTTATACTGTAGGTTATTCAATTCCTATCGAAAGTAATAGTGGTTCTGGTGCCGCTGCTATTGTTGGATCTGTGTCTACAGGAAGCATTACTTCCATCACAATTCTTTCGGGAGGTGCGGGTTATAAAGTTAATGATCCAATTCTGTTTGGTGAAGTTGTTATAAGTGGAACAGGATCTGGTGCAAATGCAAATGTGTTTACTGTTTTAGATGATTCTTCAGTTCATCCAAATTCTTATAATATCGTTTCTAGCACAATCAGTCTAGAAGCAAACACACCATTAAACAATGCTGTATACAGTAACCTAAGCTCTTCTAATGCAAATGTAACAATTGCAAATGCTGTATCATATTGGATATACGCAAATACTGGTCCTGCCAAAACAGTATATGTTATAAATTCTGGACAAAATTATTCGGGCGAACCGACACTTTCTATTGTTGCTAATAGTATGATTCAACAACTTGGTATATTAGGTCGAATGGAAATTATTGATGGTGGTCAAAATTATCACATAGGTGATACTATTGAATTTATTAATGTGACTGGTGGCTATGGTTCTGGCGCAGCGGCTAATGTTACAAATGTTGATATGGGCAATGCAAATGCGATTACTCAAGTGAAATTTGTCAAAGTTTCTGGTCAATTTATAGGTGGATCTGGATATACTCAAGAATTATTACCAAAAGCAAATGTCATTTCAGCAACAGGAAATGGTGCTAATATTGTAGTTACTAGCATACTTGGTTCTGGTGCTGTTATGAAGGCAGCCAACACATCAATCGGTACTATCAAAAATATTATTCTTCTTAGTGGCGGTTCAGGTTATACTACAGTACCAACAATCAATTTAATGCAAGCTGGCAGTGGAACAGCACAAGCAAACGCAACAATTGTTACTGGTACATATACATATCCTGGAAGATATTTGAACGATGATGGTCATATCAGTTCATACAATTTCTTAGAAGACAGAGATTACTATCAAATATTCTCATATGTTGTAAAGTCCACTAAATCGATTGATTCATATAAAAATATTTTAACAAATCTTACTCATCCGGCTGGTATGAAATTGTTTGGTGAAGTCGATCTTTATGATGAAAATGAAAATGTGACTCCACCAGATAATGCGGATGATTCTGTAAAGATTATTCTCAAATCAAAGACATATATAAAAACTGGTAATACAATAAACATTTCTTATGTGTCTCATGGATATTCAACAAATTCAAATGTCTATATTGAATATACAAGTGGTGGTATAAATTCAAATGTATTTAATGGAATATACATGATCAGTAATACAATGACAAATTACTTTAATGTAAAACAGAATGTAGCAAATACTCTAAACACATCTGGAAATCTGATAGTTGGTATAATTACATCATAAATAGTTAAAAAAGGATTGCACAACAGACAATGACAACTTCCGCAACATTCAATAGTTTGAGAGTTAATAATGCAGAACAATTTAAAGGTTCTATAGCAAATACAACGTCTGGTGAAATTCTATATCTTACTTTTGGTAAGGTCGAAGCATGGCCAAATGAAGTTGATCCACAGGCTGCTGTACCATCAGATGCAACGATATATGAAGTATGGAATAATATGATTGGCGGCAAAAGATTGTATGGCGGCGACTTTGCTCATGTAATTCCTAGATACGATTGGACATCAAATACAGTATATTCAACTTATGATGATAAAAGTGGCGATCTATTTGATCAACAATTTTATGTAATGACTGATGATTATAATGTATATAAGTGTATAGGAAACAATTACATCGAAAACTATGCTACAGTAGCTTCTACAGTAAAACCAACATCAGTTAATCCATCATCAACAGTCACAACGTCCGATGGATACACATGGAAATATATGTATACACTATCAAGCAGCGATCAAATAAAATATGTCACACCTAATTATATTCCTGTTAAAACATTGAAACTAGATGATGGCTCGCTGCAATGGCAAGTTCAAAATTCTGCAATAAGTGGAACAATTGATAATATAGCTATTATTGATCCGGGCATGAATTACGATAATGCATCAAATATCATAATAACAATTACTGGTGATGGAACATCAGCAGCGGCTATTGCATCTATCAATGCTGAATTAGATATAGTAGAAACCATTCTAATAACAGACAGGGGTTTTGGATACACATATGCAAATGTTTCGATAACAAGTCTAGGTGCTGGTGAAAAAGCAGAAGCCAGAGCTATTATAAGTCCTCCAGGTGGTC